AATTCTCAGAGCAAACATTGATGAGTTAAAGTCACGTTATCTTTGATATATAAGATAACCCGTATTTTTTAATCATGGTAAAATTTCTACTCCCACTGGCAATCAAAGTCATCGACGCTGCAGTTGATGCAATCCCCGAAAACATGGATGAAATCATCAAAAGATTTCTGATTGGACTTGCAAAAAAAGCAGTATCGAGAACTGATAACACTGTAGATGATCAATTAGTTGCTGCATTGGAAGCAGCACTCTTTCCCCCAACATCTGAGGAAGGTTGATCCTGAGGAGGGGTAACCCTCCTTTTTTTATAAATATCTTTATAACGCAATCAACACGTATATTAGGAGTTTAACAATGCCTCTCTGGGGAAAAACCGAATCGGACGAATCAAAACCAAAGTGGTTGGACCGTGTGAATAAGAATGGTCTTGCTGAAGATTGCTTTGCGACTGAGCAAGGATGGGTCCTTCGCCACTACAAGGGTACTGACAAGAACACTGCACGTTATTGGGATGAACTCCTGGTAGCAATCGGCGGTCTCGCTGGTGGTACTTCTGCAACAACTCTCCTCGGTGAGGCAGACGTTACTGCTGTATTCTTTGAACAGGAAGCACTTTCACAAGGCGACACTGGAACCGTTGTTGTTATCTACAACGAGCAAGTTGATGTCACTGGTACTGTAACTCTTGCAGTTACTGGTTCTGTAACTGGTGCTATCACCGCAACATATGCACGTGGAACTGGATCAAACCGTCTTGAGTTTGACTTCACTGTTCCTTCTCAGGCAGAAGTTCTTTCTATTGCTGACCAAACCATCGGTGGTTCTGGTGCTGTCAAGGATAAGGGCACTTCTGTTGATGCTGAAGATGCATTTGCTGGTAAGACCATTGGTGCTGGTGGATCTGGCACTGACCTGACTCTCACTATTTCTTGATAATGTATGAAGTTTACTGAGTTGAACGAGGATAACTACCTCTTTTTTGCTATTAAATATTATGATAATCCTCAAGCAGTAACCAAAGAGGATTTTTATGATGACCTTAAAAGATTTAAATATTTGAAGAGGTTGCTCAAAACTTACCTTAAGACGGGCAACCTTAAACTGCATTTGATTTTAAATCACATGATCATCATTTACAACGTATTTGGTGAAGCAGCAACACCTTTGCTGTTCTATAAAATTTCAAATGATTATTGGTCCATATTGAAAAGTTTCATGGTGTATTTGAATAGATATCCTATCTGTTCTACTCTGGACCATATAGAACTAGATAAATATTGTATAGAGCAATTGCAAGATCTATGAAGGTGTTCACTTTAAAAATGAATGGTAGGGTATACACTGAAGAAGTGCCTACGATGAGTGCATCTAGTGGTGCAATCGCTGGTCTTCCTCCTGACGAACCTCCCGTTAGAAAGAGGAAGCGTAAATTTAAAACAGATATTTTTCAAAGGATTAGAAACGCTCGCTTAAAAGAAGAAACCATGGAAGACCAAAACATTATCTCTGAGGCAGACAACCAAAACACAGAAGTGTCGTCTGCTATGCGTATGATTCAAACCAAACGCAAACTTCAGAAGAAACAAGAACGTGAGAAGCGTGCGGCAAACCGCAAGCAAGAGATTGCTGCGTTGTCAAAAGCAAAGGCAAAAGATTATCAAAAGAAAGCAGGAGAGCGTCAAAAGAATGTCGCCAAAGATATTAACAAGGCGTCAGCATCGAGAGATAAGAAAGAAAGTTTTGATTGGCAAGGTGTATTTGCTGAACTGAACGAACAGTTTGCTACACTGTCACAAGAACAGCAGGAGAAGTTCCTGAAGACCTGGTTACAAATGTCTGAAGAGAACCAGGACAAATTTGCAAACATGATTTCTGAGAATTTTGAGAGAGCATCCTCGTTTGTTGAGACACTCTGATGGCATTTGGTTTCGGCAAACTTGCCGTACTAGAATCTAAACTAAGCATTTATGAGGATCTTTCTAAAGAGATGCTTGATAAACTTGAGAAGGCAGTAGGTACTATTTCTGAGAATAGTAATAAAATTGCTATCATTCTAGAACGACATGAGAATCGTCTGGATGAGAGTGAACGTGCTGATCAATTAATCCTCAAGATGCTTGAGGAGATGAAAGATCGTCATGAAAAAGATACAGAAACTATTCATAACAGAATTACTACTCTTCAAAAGAAAGTAGACACCAATGCTAAGTTTGTAATTGGTGCTGGTGCTGTATTGGCAACCATAGTGACAGTGCTACAAGTGGTTCCACCTGTGATAAAGGTGTTGACACCTCAAGCAAACGCTGCTATCATTATGAAAATGCCTGACGTAAATGCTTTATCTTGATACCAAATACATCTCTCTGGTATCTGGTCGATTAGAAAAGTTTAAGAAATCCAACACCACCTATAATTTTAGGTGCCCCTATTGTGGCGATTCACAGAAGAACAAGAATCGTGCAAGGGGGTATTTCTTTCAGAAAAAAGGATCCTACATCTACAAGTGTCACAACTGTGGTGTGGGGAGAACTCTTGCAAATTTTTTAAAAGACAACGATCAGGGACTGTACAAGGAGTATGTTCTGGAGTGTTACAGGGAGGGGTCTAGTGGCAAAGGAACTAAGATCCCATTGCCAGAATTTAAGTTCGAGAAACCAAGTTTTAAAAAGAACATATTTTCAGATCTGCAAAAAGTGTCAGATCTAAATAAATCACATGTCGCTCGCAAGTTCCTTGAAGCACGTAAGTTACCACCTGAAGAATTCTATTATTGTCCTAAATTCAAGGCATGGACAAACACACATAAACAGGTGTTCAAGGATACGAGATACGATGAATCCAGAATTATCATCCCCCTGAGAGATAAGGACGGCACCTTTGGATACCAAGGAAGGTCTATCTATCCTAATTCTCAAATCAGATACATCACTGTGATGCTCGACGAGAGCAAAACAAAACTATATGGAATGGACAGGGCAAATGAACAAGAAACCGTCTACATCACCGAAGGACCCTTTGACAGTCATTTCCTTACCAACGCTATTGCTATGTGTGGTAGCGATGTTAACGACAGCACTGTACCTTATAGAGATAGGGTCTGGGTTTTCGACAACGAACCACGATCAAGACAAATTGTTGATAAGATTGCAGCAACAATTGAGAAAGGAGACAAGGTAGTAATCTTCCCGAGTCACATAACACAAAAAGATTTAAACGACATGACACTAGCTGGACATGACGTACAGAATATGGTAGAATCCAATACCTACCAAGGACTACAAGCAACCCTTAAACTAACATCCTGGAAAAAAGTATGAGCAACGGACTAAAGGTAAAGAAAAGAGACGGTCGTGTACAGAACATCGACCTTGAGAAAATGCACATCATGGTTGATGCTGCTTGTCAGGGACTGGCAGGAGTATCTGCATCACAGGTTGAGATTCAATCAGGAATTCAATTCTATGATGGCATCAGCACTTCAGAAATCCAGGAGATTTTGATCCGTAGTGCTAGTGATTTGATTGATGAAGAGCATCCAAACTATCAATTTGTTGCTGCTCGTCTTCTTTTGTTTGGACTTCGTAAGCAACTCTTTGGTCTTACATGGGATCACCCTACATTTTATGCTCAAATTACAAGATGTGTAGAAGAAGGTGTGTATGATCCTGAAGTATTAAATAACTATACTGAGGAAGAACTCAATACTATTGGTGAGTGGATTGATCATGATCGTGATCTTCTGTTTACATATGCAGGTCTTCGTCAAGTAGTTGACAAATATCTCGTTCAGGATCGTAGCACAGGTGAGGTGTATGAAACTCCTCAGTTCATGTACATGATGATTGCTACAACCATCTTTGCACGATATCCTAAAGAGTTTAGATTGTCTTACATCAGAAAATACTACAATGCAATCTCCAAACACAAAATCAACATTCCCACACCTATCATGGGAGGGGTGCGAACTCCACTTCGACAATTTGCTAGCTGTGTTCTTGTTGATATTGATGACACCCTCGATTCTATCTTTAGCAGTGATATGGCAATTGGCAAATACGTTGCACAAAGGGCGGGAATCGGTATCAACGCAGGCAGAATCCGTGGTGTCAACGCTAAGATCAGAGGCGGAGAAGTTCAACACACAGGTGTTGTCCCGTTCCTCAAAAAGTTTGAAGCAACTGTCAGATGCTGTACTCAAAATGGCATCCGTGGTGGATCAGCAACTGTCCACTTCCCAATCTGGCACCAAGAAATAGAGGACATTATTGTCCTGAAAAATAATAAAGGAACCGAGGATAACCGTGTCAGAAAACTTGACTACTCAATCCAACTCAGCAAAATCTTCTACGAAAGATTCATCCAAAATGGAGACATCTCACTATTCAGTCCTCACGATGTCCCAGGTCTTTACGATGCTTTTGGGACTGACCGTTTTGACAGCATGTATATTCGTTATGAACGAGATGAGAATGTTCCAAGAAAAACTGTCGGTGCTCAAGAACTCATTCTGGCACTTCTAAAAGAGAGAGCAGAGACAGGTCGTGTTTATATTATGAACATTGATCACTGTAACTCTCACTCTTCCTTCAAGGACAAGGTGAATATGAGTAACCTGTGTCAGGAGATCACTCTACCTACCGATCCCATCAAACATATTGATGATGATGGTGGAGAGATTGCTCTTTGCATCCTGTCTGCAATCAATGTAGGCAAAATTAAAAACCTTGATGAGATGGAAGAACTTTGTGATCTTTCTGTTCGTGGTTTGGAGGAACTAATTGACTATCAGGGATACCCTGTAGCGGCAGCAGAACGTGCTACAAGGGCACGTAGATCTCTTGGGGTAGGGTTTATTGGTCTTGCTCACTATTTGGCAAAACTTGGTCACAAATATGATGACCCTGCAGCGTTGTATGCAGTGCATGAATTGACTGAAGCATTCCAATTCTATCTCCTCAAGTCATCAAATGACCTTGCTAAAGAGAAAGGACAGTGTGAAGCATTCTATCGTACTAAATATGCAGATGGTACTTTGCCAATTGATACATATAAGGCAGACGTTGACGAACTTGTAGCACCAAAGTACAACTATGACTGGGATTCTCTTAGGGATGATATCATCAGATACGGACTCAGGCACAGCACTCTGTCCGCACAAATGCCTTCGGAGAGCAGTTCCGTTGTGTCAAATGCCACAAATGGAATTGAACCACCTAGAGCATACTTGTCCATTAAGAAGAGCAAGAAAGGACCACTCAAGCAGATTGTCCCACAGTATAACTCTCTTAAAAATAACTACACTTTGCTTTGGGACATGCCTGACAATTCTGGTTACATTAATGTTGTTGCTGTCATTCAAAAGTTCTTCGACCAAGCAATCTCTGGAAACTGGAGTTACAATCCAGAAAACTATCCAGACAACGAAGTCCCAATGAAAGTGATTGCACAAGATCTTTTGACTACGTACAAGTACGGTTGGAAGACATCTTATTATCAGAACACATACGATCAAAAAGGAGACGATTTGCTAGACGAAAAGAAAGAAGCACTAGAAAACATGTTAGCATCACTAGAAAACACCGAGGAGGACGACTGTGAATCTTGTAAAATCTGATAGAAAGATTGAAGGGATGACCGTGTTTAACACGCAAAAGGTAGACAGGAAAAAACAACCGATGTTCTTCGGTAAACCTTTGGGAGTCCAGAGGTATGACAGTTTTAAGTATCCTGTTTTTGATAAACTAACTCAACAACAACTTGGTTATTTCTGGAGACCTGAGGAGGTCTCCTTACAAAAAGATCGTAGTGACTATCAGACGTTACGCCCAGAACAGAAACACATTTTTACCAGCAATCTTAAATACCAGATCATGCTGGATTCTGTACAAGGGCGTGGTCCTGGGATGGCTTTTATCCCATACTGTTCATTACCTGAACTTGAATCTGCCATGACCGTATGGGAGTTTATGGAGATGATCCATAGTCGCTCCTACACGTATGTGATTAAGAACGTATATTCAGATCCTGCTGAGGTATTTGATACGATTCTTGATGATGAAAAGATTCTCTCACGTGCGACATCAGTCACAGAATCTTACGATGCATTCATAAATCATGCACATGAGTATGATAATGGTATGCTGTGGGAACTTGCTTCTGAAGGTCACTATGCTGGCACATATGATCGCACTGAACTCAAAAGAAAACTTTACAGGGCAATTGCCAATGTCAACATTCTTGAAGGAATTAGGTTCTATGTCTCCTTCGCTTGCTCGTTTGCGTTTGGTGAACTCAAACTTATGGAAGGATCCGCTAAAATTATCTCTCTCATCGCCAGAGACGAAAATCAGCATCTTGTCCTTACTCAAAACATCCTCAACAAATGGCGTGATGGGGACGATCCTGAAATGCAGGAGATAGTAAAAGAAGAAGAACCTTATGTAAGACAGATGTTTAAGCGTTGTGTCGAAGAAGAAAAGACATGGGCACAGTATCTGTTTAAAGACGGTTCTATGATTGGTCTCAACGACAAACTTCTATATAACTATGTCGAATGGATTGCAAACCGTCGTATGAAAGCGATTGGTTTGAAACCAGAGTATGATATTCCTGCTAAGAACAATCCCCTACCATGGACTGAACACTGGATCTCCTCCAAAGGACTCCAGGTTGCTCCACAAGAGACGGAAGTTGAGTCCTATGTGGTTGGTGGTCTTAAGCAAGATGTTAAAAAGAACACCTTTGCCGACTTCTCACTATGACCAAACCAGCACCATGGAAACTGAAAGCATTAGCAGATCCTAAACTTACAGATAAGCAATGGACCCTACTTAAGTTGGGTCCTTCTAATCTAGGACAAGCATTTATGCTTCAAGCACTTAAGTGGAAGTATTCTCGTTCTGACTGACTATATAAGTCAGTGATGACTTTTATATGTACGAAAACCCATGGTGGTACAATGGCGAAGTATTTGATTCGGATAGTATAAATGGATACTATGGGTTTGTTTACTTAATAACTAACACAGTTAATGGTAGAAAATACATAGGTCGAAAGTACTTCTGGTCTTTTAGAAAAAAGAAAGGTGAGAAGAGAAGAAGAAAGCAAGAATCTGATTGGAGAAAGTATTATGGTTCTTGCCCAGAATTAAAGGAAGACATCAAATTATTTGGTAAAGAAAAATTTACAAGAGAAATTTTAACTCTGCATACAACGTTGGGTAAAGTCAACTATGAAGAGACCCGACGATTATTTGTCCACAACGTCTTAACGGAAAGCTTGACAGATGGCACCCCTGCCTTCTATAATAGCAATGTTCTAGGTCGTTACTACAGGAAAGATTATTTTGATTTTGGAACTCTTGATGGCACTGACGCCAACTGACTATGATCATCTCGCAAGAACCGTTCAGGTTGAGGCGGCACCTAACACAATGGATGAGTACTGCGTTGCAGTATCTGTCCTAAACAGGGTAAAATCTCCACTATACCCTAACACTGTTGCTAATGTTGTATACTCTCCTGGACAGTATGAGGGATTTCGTTATTGGCGTCCTGTTGCAAAACAATCAGTCATTGATCGACTGAAAGATAATGATAAAATGCTTGAAGCATATAGTATTATCGGTGACAGGACTGATTTTAAAGGTCAATCTATGCTTAGGTATCGTGTAGCATCACACGATCCAATGTGTCATAGTAGAGGAAACTTTTTCCACTACCATTGGCAAACTTGACATCTAAACTAGGATAGTGTATACTATCCTTTCTGTCTCAGTAGCTCAGTGGAATAGAGCAACCGCCTTCTAAGCGGTCGGTCGTAGGTTCGAGTCCTACCTGAGACGCCAGGGTGAATAGCTCAGCGGTAGAGCATCTCCTTTACACGGAGGCGGTCGGGGGTTCGATCCCCTCTTCACCCATAAATATACCAGTGATGCGATGAGGCACATGAGAAATGTTAACAGCAAAATGCAAACTATGTAATGTAGAAATCACAAGTAATTCCAAAACACAATGCTGTGGGTGTTCCAATCAAATGGTAGTACATGAGAACACCATCACTGCTAAAGATTTATCGATGGTCCTCCTGATCAATTCTGAAAATAGTATTAAGGAACACAGTGTTCTGACCAATCATGATTTAGAATATCAGGAGAACCGAAGGAAACGTAAGGTTCGCAAACTTGACTTTGAGGTAAGATGACCACCAAACCAGAAAAAAGAAAAGATGCATTCTACATCTTCTATGAGAGTGTTCTGAAACCAGACCATCGTCTTAGAGAGGATGCCCATGACCAAGAATGTTACCATGAACTTATGGAGTGGCGTGGAGAAATTATTGCTTACCTTGATAAACGTAAAAGCGAAGAGTTCTACTCTTGACAAACCTGCCTGATGGTTGTATAATTATCAGGTTACAACGGGGTGTAGCGCAGAGGTAGCGCATCGCTTTTGGGAAGCGAGGGTCGCAGGTTCGATCCCTGCCACCCCGATTGGAGGGTCACTCCTCCACTATTGTAGTTAAATTGCAAAGGCAATGTCTCGTTCTAAATTTCATTCTAAATTCAAATCAGATCTCAATAAACTTACTGCAGCAGTCGAGGGTACACTAGCACTCGACGAGGACAATCCTAAACTTTATCAAAAACTTATTCGTTTCTATGAAGATCAGGGTGTTCAACTGTATGATGATCCAGAAGATGATTACAACGTGATTATGGACAGCGTAGAGGCAGATCTTATTGAATCTGGAGTTTATGCGTAGGTCTCGGACAGACATAAAAAGTGCCCTGGTGGAGTCATCTTGACCCAACACCTCGGGATGGTGTAAAAAGCGCCCTGGTCGGTGAAGGATCCCCCTTCAATCCCGAAAGTTTCCTGCTTCTTTCAAAAGCAGGTGGCGTGCATGTACCCATGGGGATTGACCTCCCCATTTTCTGCGGGATTAGTTTAGAGGCAAAACTAAAGGTTTCCAACCTTTCGTCATCGGTTCGATTCCGATATTCCGCTTTAGTTTTTATTACTATGTTAAAAGAATTTTTACAATGGTTTGAAGGTGAATATGATAACTGGAATCAAGCATCCAGTCACCCTACTTCATTTGCTCATATCATTTTAAAACATGAAAAAGTTTCAAACAATACTTTTCATGTAACTCAAAGATATAGTCATGAAGAAAAACCATATAGAGATAAAATTATCCAGGTATGTAAGCACAGAGATATCATTGTCATAGAAAATGATCAATGTAATCTATTGTTTGAAAAGAAGAACGGTGTTTATAGAGGTGGAACAGTACCTGGTTGTATATTTAAAGAAACTCTTCTTGTAAGTAGAGTGGAGTTAGGTCCCAGTCATTATGTTGTTATTGATGCTGGTCTTGACCCTGTTACTAAAGAACAAAAGTGGGGATCTGAGAATGGACCTTTTGTTTTTGATAAAAAGATAAATAATTAAAAAGTTTATTACGATGGCACTAAGGAAAATTGTAACTAATTCAATTAATGATGATGCCGTGACTGGGGATAAGTTGTCCAATGATATGTTGGGTGGCATTACCCCTGTTGGTGGTATTATCTTATGGTCTGGTGCTGTTGCATCTATTGGAACAGGATCTCTTGTTAATTGGGCATTGTGTGATGGTACAAATGGCACTCCAAACCTGACGGATAAATTTGTTGTAGGTGCTGGTAGTGGATACGCTGTTAATGCAACAGGTGGTAGTGCTGATGCAATCGTTGTAACACACACTCATAGTATTACTCAAACTGATCATGATCACAGTTACAATACTAATCTAGGTACTGGTGGTGGTCAAGGTTCAGGTGGTGCTGATACGGGATCTACAGGATCTACTACTGGTGGTGGTCAGGCAAACATCACTATTGATGATGCAGGTTCTTCTGGAACCAATGCAAACCTGCCACCATACTTCTCACTAGCATACATCATGCGAGTCAGTTGACAAACGCTAGGACACCTGCTATCATGCAAGTGTCCTTTTATTTTTATCATGGTATTTCCAGACGAGTATCAGAAACAACGTCGAGACCGTATGGGAGACGCTATTGGTGACTACCTGACTGATGAGGAATGTAGTTCTAGGCAAGTGTATGAAGAAATGCTTGCTGAGATACAATCGTGGGTAGATTATCATCGTAAGTTCTTGACTAAGGCAGAGCACCTTAGGGATCTTATGATGGGTATGCGTCCTGTAGATTTTGACACTCCACACAAACCTCAAACTCTATATGAGGAGATCCTCAATCAAAAGGGTTGACAAAACTTTACATTTCATATATAATTATGTTGTAAAACGTTACAAAGCAAATGACCGTGACTACGAATGATCTTGGACAGCAGAATCTGTTTGCCAAGGAACCAAGGATGGTAGTAGAAAACTACAACCGTCAAGGTCTTGATTCACCTCAGCAGTATGCTGAGAAATACAATGGACGTTGGGCAATGATGGGAATCATTTCTGGTTTCCTCTCCTACGCCATTACTGGTAAATTATTCTTTGGAATTTTCTAATTAATGAACATCTATGAAGCGTTTGACAAACTAGGTTGGGATCCAAAAGACGATATTGTTATCGAGATTGCAGGATCTTCGGTCTATGAAATCGAGGGTACAGGGACCAAGTGGTCTCCTGAAAAGGGTACTGTTAAATACAATAAGGACGCCTTTATCGTGATTAAAAACAAATCACGTGATCCTTTTGTTCCATCAAACCCTAACCCTGATTTAGTACCAAACCATGCCAAATCCTAACGCCCTCTATGAGGACATGGAAAAGTTAAATGCCCTGTATGAAGAACTCTGCTGGGGGCACGATGATGAACTTCAGTTCACTCATGAGAATGGCAGAGTCGTTATTAAAAACACCACTTTGGAGAACAAACAATGAACAACTTCGGTTTTACTGAAAAGGCAGAAATCCTTAACGCACGTTTAGCAATGATTGGATTCGTTGCAGCAGTAGGTGCATATGTAACTACTGGACAAATCATCCCAGGTCTCTGGTGATGGGGTTTGTAGTAGCAGCAGTGCTGATACTCATTCCTATTGCTGCAGTGGCAAAGAGATCATGACTTATGACTGGACATTACTTCAGACATTACTCTTTATCATCACACCTTTCTTTGTGATGCTCGCTTTGAGCAGTGAGGATGATGAAGACGATGGTCCAGGTTCAGGCATGATGATGCCAGCAAGCAATCCTGTATAAATAAAATTGAATATCGTCGTCGCGACTAAAGGGACCTCTGCCACATAACAGAAGGTCCCTTTTTTGTGACTATAAATAATTCCATGTCTTTTATTAATTACTATGTCTGCTGATAACGAAAACAATGTCCTCTGGAGAGTAACCAGAAAGAAGGACGGACGTACTGAGTATTTGATCTCTGCTCATAAATGGAATCTTGATCCTAGATTTGCAAAACTCTTCGACACACAGAGAGGAGCGAAAGCATTTATCAAAGAGAATGGTGTTAAAGGTTCTGTTAGGAGACACGAACTTTGATTTGACACCACTGTATATTGTACTATAATTAATGGTATACAATTTTATGATAGAGAACTCAATGCCGAGAGGTAATGTAACTAAGAATGATCTTCTCGCAAAGGTCTATAGATTAAAGACAGCATTGTATGATGGTCAGTACGAGTATCAAAATGGTGAATGGCATGATGGTGCTCACTATGCATTAAATAAAGTTCTAGACCTATTGAATGAATATGCAAGATAACGAAGAACAAAAACAAGAACCCAATCGAATCTACGAAGCAACAGAAAAAGATTGGGAAGATTTCTGGTACAATGAGGACAAACCAAATGAAACCTGAAGAAATTAAACTAAGCACAACATCAAGACAATTTCATTACGAAACCATTTCTAGAGAACTTGAAGGGTGTAATGATGTAAAAGAATTAAAAGAAATTTGTCGTGCATGGATTAAATTGTATATGAAGCAGCAAGAGACCCTTACAATGATCGGCATCCCAGATGCAAAATGATCGGAACTGCTTGGTCGCTTCACTAACTGTCCTATTCCTCCTCACACTGGGCACCATTGCGTTAGGATACGTTCATGGAGGGATGGACATCACCAAAGTTTACCACTCCATCAGGGGTTGACAAAAGTCAAATTCTCCTGTATTATAAATACCTGAACGAGTTACGAAACGTAAAGTTTTTTGTTCGTCTTCACACACGCCTCACCAGGACTAAACAGCGTGTCTAAACAACAGTCCTTCATACCCACACTGGAGGGTGGTGTGGGAATACTTTATCTGTCGCATCCCTAGCGATCTTTCTTACCCTTTTTCAAAAATGACAACTCTTTCAAGGCAACAATCACAATCCACCTGGGAGTCCTTCTGCCAGTGGGTTACCTCTACAAACAATCGTCTTTACGTCGGTTGGTTCGGTGTGCTGATGATCCCAACTCTGTTGGCAGCAACCGTTTGCTTCATTACTGCGTTTGTCGCTGCTCCTCCTGTGGACATCGACGGCATTCGTGAACCAGTCGCTGGTTCTCTGATGTACGGTAACAACATCATCTCTGGTGCTGTTGTGCCCTCTTCCAACGCAATTGGTCTTCACTTCTACCCCATTTGGGAAGCAGCATCTTTGGATGAATGGCTTTACAATGGTGGTCCTTACCAACTGGTCGTATTCCACTTTCTCATTGGCGTCTTTTGCTACATGGGTCGTGAGTGGGAACTGTCTTACCGTCTTGGTATGCGCCCTTGGATCTGTGTGGCATATTCCGCTCCTGTTGCTGCTGCCTCAGCAGTGTTCCTTGTTTATCCTTTTGGTCAAGGAAGTTTCTCAGATGGAATGCCTCTCGGAATCTCTGGTACATTTAACTACATGCTTGTCTTCCAAGCTGAGCACAACATCCTGATGCACCCCTTCCACATGCTGGGAGTTGCTGGTGTCTTTGGTGGTTCACTGTTCTCTGCAATGCATGGTTCACTGGTTACCTCTTCACTCGTTCGTGAAACGACTGAAACTGAGTCCCAGAACTACGGTTATAAGTTCGGTCAAGAAGAAGAGACCTACAACATCGTCGCCGCTCACGGTTACTTTGGTCGTCTCATCTTCCAATACGCTTCATTCAACAACTCACGTTCCCTGCACTTCTTCCTTGCTGCATGGCCTGTTGTTGGAATCTGGTTCACTGCACTGGGCGTAAGCACCATGGCATTCAACCTCAACGGTTTCAACTTCAACCAGTCCATTGTCACTAACCAAGGTCAAGTCCTGAACACCTGGGCAGACGTACTCAACCGTGCTGGTCTGGGTATGGAAGTAATGCATGAGCGTAACGCTCACAACTTCCCACTCGATCTCGCCGCTGCTGAGTCAACTCCTGTTGCACTCCAAGCACCTGCTATCGGTTGATACTAGTTACATAATCTAATTAAGGGGTCTACGGACCCCTTTTGTTTTCTCTTCATTTATTAAGTTTTATTATGTCGGATCTAATTTATCTTTTGACCAAGCAGACGTTTGAAGTAACAGCAAATCATACCATTGCTGAGTTTCTAGCAGGGTATGTATTCGGTGCAGCATTAATTATTGGTGCTCCTGCTGTATTTCTCTTCATTGCTTTTATGTCTGCTCTCCAGAATACAAAGGGAAGACAAGTTGGATATAAAGATTATAGAGATTACGGTCCTTCAATATGTTATGAACCGAAATTAAAAATTGATCGAGGACCCGCTACAATTCAAATTTCAGGTAATTAAAAATGACAACAAGTACACTTAACATTCCACAGCGGGGGTGGTTTGATGTCCTGGACGACTGGCTTAAACGAGATCGCTTTGTCTTTGTGGGTTGGTCTGGACTATTACTTTTTCCCACTGCTTATCTTGCCATTGGTGGTTGGCTTACTGGGACAACTTTTGTTACGTCTTGGTACACCCATGGTCTTGCTAGTTCCTATCTTGAAGGTGCTAATTTTCTTACGGCGGCAGTGTCAACGCCTGCTGATGCTATGGGTCATTCTCTTCTTCTACTTTGGGGTCCAGAAGCTCAGGGCGATTTCGTCCGCTGGGTCCAACTTGGAGGACTTTGGACCTTTGTTGCTCTCCATGGTGCCTTCGCTCTAATTGGTTTCATGCTCCGCCAGTTTGAACTGGCACGTCTTATCGGTATCCGTCCCTACAATGCTATTGCTTTCAGTGGTCCTATTGCTGTTTTTGTCAGTGTTTTTCTCATCTATCCTTTGGGACAGTCGTCCTGGTTCTTCGCGCCATCGTTTGGGGTTGCCGCTATTTTCAGGTTCCTACTTTTCCTACAAGGTTTCCACAATTGGACGCTCA